ACCACCAGCATCGCGGTGGGCGACTCGTTCACGATTGCCAACGTCAACGCCGTGCACATGATCACCAAGGAAGACACGGGCCAGCCCAAGACCTTCCGCGTGATCGCCGTGCCGTCGGCCACGACGCTCGTGATCAGCCCCCCGCTGATCCCGGCGCAGGCCGGTGTCGATTCGACCGCGCAGTATCAGAACTGCCGGATCACTTCGACCTCGGCAACCGCCGCGATCACGTTCCTGAACACGACGGCCTCGTATCTGAACTGCTTCTGGCACAAGGACGCCATCGAGCTTTTGCCGGGTCGCTATGCGGTGCCGACAGATGCCGGTGCGGCCGTGATGCGCGCGAGCACGGATCAGGGTATCGAACTGGTCATGACGAAGCAGTACGACATCAACAACATGAAGACCAAGTACCGATTGGACTGCCTCTTCGGTGTGGTGTGCAAGCAGCCCGAAATGGCTGGCGTGCTGATGTTCAACTGAGCCACCAGGAGCAACCGAAATGGCACAGCAAATTGTTTTCCCCTACGGCGACGCCCAAGTCTCGCTGACTGCCACCCAAGCAATTGCGGTGCGCACCACGGGTCCGGGCAATCCGGCGTCTGTCTACCGGCAGGCTGGCTTCCCGAACTACCCGAACTCGTACACCTTGCTCGGCACCGTGTCCGACGAGGAGAAGAGCTTCGGGCCGTTCACGGGCGGCGGCGTGATCAAGATCGAAGCCGGCCCGAATCAGGTGTTCTACAACGTCGACGCGAACCCGATGGGCGCGGTCGTGTTCGACGCACCGATTGGCAACCCGTCGTTCTTCGGCTACTTCACGGACTTCGTTGAGTACGACTCGGCAACGTGGACGATCACCGAGACGGGCGCGGGCACGGACCTGTCGGGCGACGAAGTGGGAGGCACGCTGGTGCTGACCAACGCGGGCACCGACAACGACAAGCACGCCTTGCAGCTCGGCAAGACCAACGGCGAGTGCTTCAAGTTCACGGGTGGCAAGGCGCTGTGGTTCGACGCTCGGTTCAAGGTGGACAACGTGCTGGCCGACACCATGATCGGCCTGTACGTCACGGACACCGACCCCGAGGGTGGCGTGTCGGATGGCGTGTACTTCCGCCGCCTGACCACCGCCACCGCGCTGAACCTCGTCATCGAGGCGTCTTCGACCGAGACGGTGGTGACGACCGGCATCGTGATGGCCAACGACACCTACGTGAACGTCGGCTTCTACTACGATGGCGCGAAGCTGTTCTACACCCAGAACCGCCAGATCATCGGTGAGGCGACCTCGCTGGCCAACCTGCCGACCGGCGAACTGCGACTGTCCCTGCTGGTGCAGAACGGCACGGGGGCGGCGCGGTCGATGACGGTGGACTGGGTCGGCGCTCACCAGCAGCGTTGATCGGGTAACCCAGTGACACGCGGGCGGTGGTCTGAGGCTGCCGCCCGCGTTTTCGTATCAGGAGACTGAGATGCCGATGAAGAAGGGTTACTCGCAGAAGTCGATCAGTGCCAACGTCTCCAAGGAGATGAAGTCCGGCAAGCCGCAGAAGCAAGCCGTCGCCATCGCGCTGAACACGGCGCGCACGGCGGCCATGAAGGCTGGCAAGCCGGGCAAGGCCCCTGCGAAGAAGGGCATGAAGTGAAGAAGCCTGGATCTCCTGGCCTATACGCTGCGATCAACGCCAAGCGCGAGCGCATCGCTGCCGGCAGCGGCGAGAAGATGCGCAAGCCTGGCGCGAAGGGCGCACCGACCGCCGCTGCGTTCCGTGAGTCGGCCAAGACCGCCAAGAAGGGCAAGAAATGATCCGCGTCGAACTGCCGACCATCCTCTACAAGCGCGGCGGCACCTGGCCTGGCCCGTTGGACAGGTACGGCAACGCGACGACGTTCTCAACGCTGGCCTGCGACACGATGGAGCAGGTTGAGGCGGCGCTGGCCGATGGCTGGCACCTGAACGTCTGGACGGCCTGCGACCAGGCTGGGCCGTGGGACGAGGAGATGGTCGAGGCCGAGGTGGTCGAGGTTGCCCCGGAACCCGAGCCTGCGCCCGCAGACAACGCCCCGCCGACCCGCGCCGAGATGATGCAGCAGGCCGAACTGCTGGGCCTGAAGGTCGATCGCCGCTGGAGCGACGAGACGCTGCTGGCGAAGATCAACGCCGCGATGGCGGCCGAGCCTGCTGCTGACGATCCAATCTGAGGACCGAATCATGATCTACGGACCATTCTTACCGCTCCCCGGCGCTGGCCAGACCATCGCCACCTCGGGCACATCTGGCACCACGACCATCGGCCGGGGCAGCAAGTGCCTGCGGCTGATGAACCTCGACACCACGAACGCGATCCATGTCCGCGTGAGCCGGGGCACGAGCACGGCTACGACCGCCGATCTGATGGTGCGGCCTGGCCAGACGATCATCATCCAGAAAGATCAAGACCTTGACACCGTGGCGCACATCGCTGCGGCCGGAACCCCGAACCTGCGCGTTGAGCCTGGCGAGGCCGGCATCTGAGGTCGGCATGAGCTACACCAAGCGCCAATTCGTGGAGGAAGCCTTTGCCGAACTCGGCATGGCGAACTACACCTTCGACCTCCAGCCGCAGCAGCTCGACACCGCGCTGCACCGGCTGGACGCGATGATGGCGACCTGGAATGCCAAGGGCATCCGGCTGGGCTACCCGTTGCCGAGCAGCCCGCAGGACAGCGACCTCGACACCGAGACGCAGGTGCCCGACAGCGCCAACGAGGCCATCGTGGCGAATCTGGCGATCCGCATCGCGCCGCAGTACGGCAAGACGGTGCAGATCGACACTCGCACGACGGCCAAGCTCGGATACGACACCCTGCTCGCTCGAGCCACGTTCCCGCTGGAGCAGCAGTTCCCCCGCACGCTGCCGCTGGGCGCAGGGCAGAAGCCGTGGCGCTACGACACGCCGTTCATGCCGGGGCCGGTCGATCCGGTGCTGGCTGGGCCTGATGGCCCCATCGAACTCTACTGAGGGCGCACCATGCCGCTGATCAATCAACTACCTGTCGTCTCGCAACTCTCGAGCGGCGACCAGATCGCGGTTTACAACACCGCCAACGGCGACGCCAGGCGGTCGAGCCTGAACACGCTGCTGCAGTTCTTCCAGCAGACGTTCGCCGCGCCGACGATGGCAACGAGCCTGTACGTCCCCACGACGGGCTTCTCGATCTCGCTGCCCACGCCCACCACGCAGGCGCTGTGGGTGCTGCTGCAGCCCGCTGGTACGCTTGCCACGGGCACGATCACCCTGCCGCTGAACACGGGCGTGGCTGACGGCACCGAAATCCTGCTCACGAGCACGCAGACCGTCACCGCGCTGACCGTGGCCCTGAACGGCGCGACGGCGGTGTACGGCTCTCCCACGACGCTTGCGGCTGGCGGGTTCGCTCGGCTGCGCTGGTACGCCGCGACGAACTCGTGGTACAGGATCGGGTGATGGCGAAGACGCCGGCCTGGCAGCGCAAGGAAGGGCAGTCGGCCAGCGGCGGCTTGAACGCCAAGGGCCGCGCCTCCGCACGCTCGGAGGGCATGAACCTCAAGCCCCCCGTCAAGTCAGGCGACAACCCCCGTCGCGCCTCGTTCCTAGCCCGCATGGGCAACATGCCGGGACCTGAACGCAAGGACGGCGAGCCCACCCGGCTGCTGCTTTCGCTGCAGGCCTGGGGCGCGTCGAGCAAGGCAGACGCCAAGGCGAAGGCCAAGGCCATCTCGGCGCGGAACAAAGGAAAGAAGTAGTCATGGCCAACGTGAAAATCTCCGCGCTGCCTGCGGCAACTGATGCAACAGGCGCTGATGTCGTGCCGCTGGTCCAGAGCGGGGCGACGAAGAAACTGTCGATGTCGGCGCTGCTGGCGAGCCCGACTCTGTTCGGCTCTGGGGTCGCCGCATGGCTTGCGAGCCCGACGAGCGCGAACCTGGCGGGGGCCGTCACCGACGAGACGGGCAGCGGGGCGCTGGTGTTTGCCGTCAGCCCGAGCTTTACAACTCCCAGCCTGGGAGCGGCCACGGCGCTGACGATCAACCGCATCACGTTTACGCAGCCCGCTGCCGGGGCCACGCTGACGATTGCCGATGGCAAGACGCTGACGGCCAGCAACTCGATCACGCTCGCGGGTACGGACGGCAAGACGCTGACGATCAACCACTCGCTCACGCTTTCTGGAACTGACGGAACGGTGATGACGTTCCCGACCACCAGCGCCAGCGTGGCCCGCACGGATGCGGGACAGAACTTCACCGGAACGCAGACCTTTGCCGGCCCGGTCGTCATTGGCGACACT